ATTGTTCCGGCATTGGCTGTTGCACTTGTAGCTATACCGTCTAACTTTGTCTTATCTTCATCTGTCATTACACCCCAAGCTGAAGTTGTGGCCGCAGGTAAAGATGTGTCATTACCTGACGAAGATTCAACAGTTAAAGATGTTGCATTTGCTGTATTAGTTAAGTTTGTTGAACCACTACCACCAGAAACAGTACTCCAAGTTCCATCAGCTTTTAGATATTTTGTTTGATCACCTGCTGCAGGTTTAGGTACTAGACCAGCACTACCAGCAGCACTACTACTAGCTCCACCAAATTTACCTTGAATAATATTATTAGTGCCTTGATCTAAAATATTAGTATCACATTCATTAAAGGCATTTAATGTTTCAATTGCTTGTATTTTTGTGGTATTAGCTTCCAGCCATATTGCCTTTTCAGTACCTTTAAATCCATCAAATAAATTATTTTGAATTAAACCGATATCTTTAATTAAAGCAGAATTTGTTTGAGCACCAATTCTAATAGCTGTGTTGTGATAGTTTCCGTAATCATAAATATTAGCTGAACTTGGTCCCTCTCCAATACTTTTAAAGTTATTACCAGTTATGTTAAATGTTTCTCCTTGATTAATAAAAACACATCCTCTATATGAAGCACTTCCTGGGTTAGTTGTTAAATTTCTACCAGAATAAAATAAATTACCTAGAAGTAATATATCGACAATACTATCTGTGGAAATACCATATCCATATTGAGATGTATTTGTATTGAAATGACAGTTAGTAACTTGTAATCCTGGCTCAACAGCATCATTACCACTTTCATCTCCATCCATGATAATCCCATTATCGCAAGCTACAAATCCACAATTATTTACATATAAACCTTCAACATAGCTAGTAGCATCACTTCCTACGGGACCAACTCTAATTCCACAATCTCCATATAAAAAAGTACTATTATTAAAATAATAATGACATGCAGATGCACTACTAGTGCTTTCAATCCAAACACCAGTATTTGCTTGATTATTGTCTTGATTATTGTCTGCATAGAATGAACAGTTTTGAACTGATACTTCATGCAAGTCTTTAATATATAAACCTACTGAAAACCACTTAGTTAAATCATCCCAAGGTACAAATTGACAATTATCAATTAAACATATTTGAGTATGCCTACTAGCAGCATTAGCTCCTTCTAATCTAATTGCTTGGCCGTAACCGTTAGTAGCTACATCATATGCAAATTCTATATTCCTTATGCTTACTCTTGGTGCTCCAGTTGATACGTCAGAAGCATACTGATTATTATCAATATTTACTCTTAAACAATTTACATTTGAACCTGGAGTAAATTTAATAATTACATTACCGTCACCTCGGATATGTAATTGTTCATGCTTAGCGTTTAAGTCAACACTTATTTGAGCATCGGTTTTATAGACACCTGCTGTTAATACAAGTTCTTTCCCTGGGTTTTGTACGACGTAAGTTAATGCTTTTTGAAGAGCGTCTGTATCATTTGTACTTCCATCACCTATTGCACCAAAATCTTTAACATATACAGTATCTTGTAGTCTTGTTTTAATAGTTCTAGTAACTGAATTAGTCCAACCTGGAGTGTATTCAGTAATTCCACTATCTAGGATTTCCTGAACGCTATAAATTAGTTGATCATTACTTGTATCTAAATCAGATTCAGTAAGAACAGAACCATCTTGAAAATCTACTTTCTTACTACTAACACTTGTATTACGTTGGAATTTTATAGCAGCTGAGTTAGCCGGATGATTACCAGAGGTAAACGATATAGTTGTTGCACTAGGAAAGGTATAATGAGTTGTTTGAGTTTTAGTAACTCCATCAACAGTGACTACTACTTCTGATTCAGCTAAATAACCAAAAGAAATAGAGAAAGGACCAGCGGTATTGTTACCAGTGTGATTAGTAAAAGTGTTTGTTGTGTTAGTTGCCATGATGGTTAAAAGTTGAGGTTGCGAATAAGTTGATTAGTGGCTCTTTCCTGCTCTTTTAATCGAGCAGCTTTAATTTCGGGATCAAGCATGTTTTCTATATAGTGTTTTTCTGCTGCATCAACATACTTACTATAGAGATTAGTTATTTGTGCTCGCAATAGTTTAGCTTCTCTTTTTCTAAGTTTCAAATCTGCTTGTTTGTCTGGTGAGGCTTCATCTCCATTTTCTACAACGTATAACATGTCTTGAATTGTATCTTTTTGATATAATTCTAAAAGTCTGTCAGGAAATTTTTTACCGTCAATTCTGACAAAAGGAATTAAGTTCTTAAATTTATTATATTCTTTAGTATCTAATTTAATTCCATCTCCTGTCTTAGAATCTTTCATGATAATTGAGTCAGGAGGTATTAATTGTGCTCCAGCTCTTTGTACGAAATTATCAATTACATTCCCTGTGCTTTCTCCATACTTAAGAGGCATAAACCAGTTGATTCCTAAACCAGCAGGACGTTCAATAACTTTTCCTGTTGTAGGACTAACCATTGGCTCTAAATCTGCACTGTAACCAGGATATTTATCAGCAAGTTCTCTCATGATAAGTATTCCCAAAGTATCTAAAGCATTATCAAAGAAAGGTATTTCCGGCTTGTCTCTTAAAGTTCCATCAACTTCAGGTATGCCTGACCTTCTAATTTCTTGTTCTGTTAAATCACCTGATTGAATTTCAAATTTCTTTTTAGCAAATCTACCTCTATATGTTTTACCGATACTTGGATTAGTCCATTCTTCTCCTCTTGCTCTTTTAATAGAAGCAAGCATTGAACCTGGATATCCAACAACAGAACCTGCATATTTTGCAGGTATTCTCATCCATCTTTCAAAGTTAGCTGGATCATCAATAATTTCAAACAATTCCCCAATGTTTTGCAGCATGTATTTGTTAGAAAAGTTTCTTTGAATTAATACTCTTAAAGCTTTAGCTGCTTCCTGTTCATCATCTAACTTCATATGAGGTGACATCTGCGACCAATCACCTGCAATCATTAGCATTGAAGCAATAGGTTCTAAACGATCTAAAACATCAAGATATTTGTATTCAGGTAAACCATCAGCAGTTCTGACTACTTCACCATTTTCATCTCTTTTTTTAATCCTGATACTGTAAGGCAATACTCCTATTCTTCTATCATTTTCTCTTTTGTATTTATTGTGATGACCACCACCCATAATGGCTATTTCTGATTCAGGATCATTTCCTTGCATCGCTAAAGTTATTAAAGATGCCCAAATCAAACCTCCTGTTATAGATTCTCCTTTTGCTCTCATACTTGTAGCTGGATCTGAACTATATAATCTGTCATTATGTTCTTTAAGAATCCTACCTAACCTTAGATTTCCTAATTCACCTGCTCCTGGTATTTGAAAACCTGTTCTTCTTAATACTGACTTACCAATATTTACAGGTGTAGTAACAAAAGGAACAATAGGTTTCATTCCTGCTGACTTGAGAAGAGAAGCTAATTTTTTAGTAGTACCTGCAAATTGACCTGACTTACCAAAACCATGTCCTAATTCTTGTGTAAAGGTTCTATCTGCTGCATATTCAATTGATTCCATATAGGCGTTTAAAATATTTGTTTCAGTTCCTGGCTCAATACTTTGCTTGTTGACAATTTCAATTACTTTGTCAAATCTATTTTTTACATGATCTTTAAAAGCCTGACCTTGTAATCCTTCTTCAATTGCTTCTTGGGCAAACTTACCTTTTAAATGAGAACGGAAAGCAATATTTTTAATAAATTCATCACCAGCCATCATAAATCTTCCTGGCATTCTGACGTAAGTTCCTAAAGTATTGATAATCGCAGATAAAGGTGAGTCACCTTCCATTCTTATGGCATATCTATCAGAAGAATCTTGTCCATACATTCTTCCTTCATCTAATAAGTTCTTATCTAATTTGAAGGACTTTGCAGCCATTATGAATGATTCGTTTATGGAAGAAAGCATTCCTACTAACTCATAACCTGCTCTTGCTTTTGCAAGTTTGTCTCCTCCAAGAAACAAATCTACTGGTCCTAAAGCAACATTAAAAGCAGAACCAACAACGTTGACTATGTGAGTTTCAGGTGCAGAAAGAATAGAGTTAATAAAAATTTCGTTTGTAACTTTTAGACCTCTTAATGCTCTATCTCCTAAAGTCATCCCTTCAAATAATTTTGCAATCTTTTTAGCATCACCATTCATAGCTTTTATTTTCGTTGATAATCCAACCAATCCTTCAATATCGCCAGTTTCTCTTGCCTGTTTAAGAGCTTCAAAGATTTCTTCTTTTTTAGGAATAAGAGCTTTTTCAGTAGCTTCTTTTTGAGCATCTTCTACAAGTTGTCTTGTATTTTTCCTACCTGCTTTGCTAGCAGCAATTCTTTCTGAAGGTTTTTCTCCTCCACCAAAACCTTTTTTAAGTTCTTCATCTATTGGGATACGCTTTCTTGCTGGCTCTCTTAATAATTGATTTACCTGAACCGTACCAGCCGCTTCACTACCAATAGCTTTTGTAGGTGTTATCAGGTCTAAAACATCTAAATATGATTTTTGTAATTCATCTAATGTGTTGTCAGATAAAGGAGTGTTGTTTTTAACTTCAGCTAATAATTTGTCAGTTGCATTTACAATATTGTCAGTAATTCTGTCTTGATGTCTTATAGAAGAAAGGTATTGAATCCGTAAAGCTTTTTTATCATCTTTACCTCTTACCATACTGGCTAAACGTTTTAGCCTTCTTTTTAATTCAGGTAGAAGAATGTTATCTGCTTCAGCAATTGAAAAATCATGTGGAATTGAAGTTGGATATTTAGTGTTAGTTTCTATTTCGCTTTCAAATAATTGCTCTCTAAGGTCTAGTTTCTTTTGATCTGGCCCCCAAACTTTAGGATTAATATTTGGATCAATAGGTTTAGAAGGTTTTTTGTAAACATCATCGTCATCAAACTTTGGTAAGTCTTTAGTCGATCCTTCAAAATCATTACCTTTTTGTTGTGTTTCAAATTCAGTTTTTGCTTGTCTTATATCTCCTGCCATACCTTCAATAGAACCTTCAATAGCTTCATCAAATTCTGGTGAATCTAATGGTCCTTTTCTTTGCTTGACTACATTCTTATTTTTAAGAAAGTCGTTATATATTCTTTGAGATTGTGGACCACCTAATTTAGCTTTAAGGCTGACAAATAAATCTCTAATAAATAAAGAAACTTCTTGTGTAATCCTTTTCCACGTACCAGAAGGGGCAAGTTTTAAGTCGTCATCTAGTCTTTCTAGAGATATATCTTTTAAGTTTTCTGCAAAAAATTCATCTATATCTTTATATCTATAGTTTTGTTCTGTGTATCCTGTGCCTTTTTTAAAATTGTTAAGTTCTACGTTAGCACGTACTCTAATGTCTGTATCTTTACTCTTTGCTTGAGCGTTCAAATTAGTAAGGTAGTCAAGTTTTTCAACTTGAAAATCTTTAGTTAATTTATCTAAATCTTTTTTAGGTAAATATCTAGAAAGACTATGCCATAACTCATGAACCATAGTCTCAGTCAGTTCACCTTCATCTATAGTTTTCTGTCTTATTTGAATTAAGTTTGTAGCAAAGTTATAACGCCCTTGTGGACCTATTTTATTTGTTACTGAGATAGATACATCATCTAAGCGATTAGCAAACTTATCTATGAATTTGACTGTTTCTTCTGCATCAATAGGATCAGCACCCTTGACCGGAAACTGTTTAAGTATTCTTTTTTTAAGGTATTCTGCACCTCTTCTTTTTTTACCAATACCTCCTTCTTCTAAACCTTGAAATGGTTGAAGCTTTGTATTAATCAGTTGCTCATAAGTAGCTCCATCAACTATTTCGTCAATTAATCCATCTGCATCTGTAAATCCAATATCACCTTCTCTTATTCCTCTAGCAATCTTCTTAGCTTCATCACTATCAGCATTTTTCAGTAGTTCTTCTAACCTTGATTTATCTTCATTTGTTATAAGACTATCTATTTCAGTTGCTGACTTGCCACTGTATTTACTAGAAAGAGAACCAAGAAAATCTACTGATCCTTTAAAGCCAGTACCAAAGCCAGCACCAAATGCAGATGCCGTACCAAACTCTCCTATTGTTGGTAATCGTTGTTCATCAATAGCTGTTCTAACTGTTGTTTCTCCTCCAGCCGTAACAGCACCTTGAAGACCTGCACCAGCTAAACCTTTAACACCTTTACCAGTGGATCCAAAGGGAACCATTTGGAATAAACCAGCTGCTATTGCTTCTCCATAACTAAATTTGTCTCCTCTAATCTTTTGTGCAGCGACATTAGAAGCATATCCAGAACCAAAGTTAATAACTCCATAAGCAGCAATCCCTGGAGGGCCACCCATCAATAAAGGAGCAGTACCATAATCTGTAAGTATTCCAGTGCCTATTTCAGTACCAAAACCAGCTACTTGTCTTATTGCATTATTTAAAGGATCATCATCGTAGGGATTGTTTTGAATAGAAAAATTAGAGTTAGTCATAACTAATTAGTTTTTTGGTAAGAACTTTTTGTACTCTCCATTTAAGTATTTAGTCCAAGCTCCAAACCCTTGTTGTTCATAAAGTATCTTAGCTGCTCTAGCGTTTACAGCAGGGTTATAAAGTTCTTGTTTGTTTTTTATTCTAAAATCTTTCAATCTTTGAGCTTCGTATCTTTCTTCCATATTGATTTGCCATAACCCTAACGAAAACTCATTTTTCTTTTCAGGGTCTAATCCAGATTGAACAGTATCAATAGCTGCTCTACCACTTGATTCAGCTAAAGCAATAGCAGCCATTATCCTTGCTTGTTCAGGATTAAAACCTACTTCTTGTGCAAGTCTATAAAGAGAGTTGTATTCAAAAGGTTGAGTAATATCTATTTCGTCTAAAACACTTGGATTTGTTTTATCAGATTCCGGTACTAAAGCATCACCTATTGTATTAATTGGCATCATTAACTTCTGTCCAATATTTATAAAATCCTCATCAGTTATATTATTAGCTTCCATTATTTCGCCAATTGTTGTTTTAAATTGATCTGCTAGTTGAGATAACGTATCTCCTGCTTTTACTTCATATTCGGATTCAGAAGTATCAGTCATCATGCTAGGCATTAAAGCTCCTTTTTCTAATTGATAGTAATTACCTTTTTTATCTACAAAACGGCCACCTTTAGATGAGGTAATAATGTTGTTTTCTAATAAAGCTTCTAAGGTGCTGACATTAATAATTTGTGGTTTGTAATAGTTACCTATTAACGCATCAAGAAGAGATTTTTCCCCTGTTACTTCTGTAGGTTTTTCATCTTCTGGTGGAGTCTGGTCTTCTGGTGGAGCTTCATCTCCTAATTCACCTGATTCTGCAAATTGATTAGTCTCATCCGTAAATCTATATCCTCTATTTCCTTGACCTGTTCTTCTATTTCCAGCACTTGTTTCTTCTATTTCTTTCCCACTAAAGTTATCTGTATTTTCAAATGGGTTATCAAATTCATCAATAGGATATTTTTTATCAATATCATCTTTCCTTAGAATTTTAAGATTAACTTGAATCTGATCTTTATATTGTCTTACTTTTTTTCTTTGTTCAGCTTCACTTGGTATTTTCTTGTTTTCTTCTATATACCCTTCTATCCATTGTGCAAGAGAAGCTTCTACTGTGTTGTCATACCGAGTGGCTTTTCTATAATTACCTGGAGCTTCTAATGGGCCATAAATATTGATACCTAAAAATTTATTTACTGGTCTCATTATTTCGTCTTTCATTGTGCTTAGCATTGGTCCAATCTTGGGTGCTTGTTTTGCGTACTCTGTAAGTCCATTAAAAATTTGAATAGCTTCTCTATCTAATGTTGGATGTTTTGCTTTAGCCATGTTTATGTCGGTTAAAGCTTTATCTATGTCATCTCCATAAAAACCTTCTCTAATTTGTTTTCTTATTAAAGGTGCTATATCTGTCAATAATCTTTGATTGTCCATTCTTCCTATTTTTTGTGCTTCTTCAAAAAGATCTACATTCTTAGGTTCATCTAAAAAGGCTTGAAATAATTCTTGTGCTTCTTTTGCTTTTTCAAGATTAATATTTCCCTCCTCATCTGTAATTTTTATAGCGTCTATTCTTTTGACTAAGTCCTGTAATTCTTGTTCTCCTTCCAGTTCTTCTAATTCTTCATTAGCTTTATAAATCTGTACTGCTTTGCTATTAAATTTAAGAACATGATCAGCTAGTTTTTCTTCAAAATCAGGATGCTCTGTTAGGTTTTTAGTTCCACCTGGACCATAAGGAATATTTTCCAAAATCATTTCAGGAAGTAATCTTGCTTTTTCTCTCAATGCGGGATTATTAGTAGTAATACTTTGATCTAAAAGTATGTCAGATTGAGCAAAAGGAATATCTAAAGTATCTCTATAAAGTTTTTTTGCTAATGGTCCTGTTACACCTAACTTATATAAACCTTGAAAATGTTCATTAAAAGTTCCTTTTAGTTGATCAAGATCTTCAGGTTTACCTGTTATTGCAAGGTTAGTTCCTTTTTGAATTATGTTAGGAGTTTCAGCAATGTAATCTTCAAATTGAAATTGCTTATGTTCTTTTATGTGGTGGCTTGTAATATTAAATACTTGATCTCCCATATCTGGAGTAAAGTGTTCAGCAATAATTTCAGGACTTACACCTTCAAGACTAGTAAAAGCTCTATTTAATATGTTTTGTGTCCATGTTGACCATTCTTGAGAATCAGGAGCAAATTCACTAATTGATTTTAAAATAGGACTTCCATCTGCATCTACTTCACCTGTATCAAAAGGATTAGTGTATTCAGTTTCAAAAGTACTTTTTAATCCTAAAACAGCTAGCTTTGCTTTAGTTCTTTCTGCTGCTTTTCGTCTGAAAATACTTCCACCAATTAATTCTTTAGCAGCATCAACACCATCTTTCTTTTGTATGTTTGTAGCAAGTTTGCCAAAAGTTCCATCATTTAAAGATTTTTGAATTTCTTGATTTACTCCTATAGCTTGTTCTTTTTTTATTTCTCCATCTAATTTAAAGTCAATAAATTTATTAATACCTGGGTTAACTATCTGCAATGCTCTTGTTAAACGATCTAAATCAGTAGTAGGAGCAACCGTACTAGGACTGACAAAAGTATCTACTGGTCTTGCTTGTGGTTGAAAACTGTTAGTCATTAAGCTTTACCGTAGAGATTTGTGTAACTAGAAAGACCAGTGCTTGCTGTTTGTGCAATGACATCTAATAAACTTCTTTGATTAGCAGATGCTTGATTTCTCATATCTATAGCACTATTTTGTCTTCCATCTCTTTGTGCTTCTAATCCTTTTACGTTCCTTCTGTACTGTTGATCTGCTGATTGCATTGTTTGAGTTAAAGCATCTCTCCAATTAGATGCTTGTCTATCTGCATCAGCAAGTAATAAATCAATAGTCAGACCTGATCTTTCACTAGCTCTTATAGCTCCTTCTGCTTGTAAACGTTGTGTATTGATACTTTGTTTTTCTTGTGCGGTCTTTTGTCTTTCTTCTCTAAGTCTGGAAGCTAAGCCTTCTTGTTGAGCAGCAAAAGCTTGGTTGGCAGATTCAGCAGCTCTAATGGCTGCTTCGTTTTGGTAACTAGCAACCCTGTTAGCTTGAGCCATTTGCAACCCTGATGTAACTGCACCAATGCCTAACTGTGCTGCAAACAATCCAGCAGTCGCCCCTGTTAAACTTCCACCTGTTAGGGCTGTACCTATTGGAATAAAAGGACCAACACACATTTAGCTAATCCTCACGAACTCATAAAATGGTTTCTTCATGTGACCATACTCAGGATGGAGATTGACAAAGGTAAAACCTAAAGCCTTTAACCACTTAATAGCGGCTAGGTTCTCTGCATACACATAATTATATAAGACCTTATAGGAATTAAATAAACTATCGACCCATTTTCTTCCTTCTCTTATTAGTTGAATCTTGTAACTTCTTTTACTCATTAATTCATCTGTTGCCACCATCCAGATAATTCCATCATTTAATACACCACATAAACCCATAGGCTGATCTTTATCTCCTGCTATTGCTAAATTAGTTTTTGCTGCTAAATAAGTAAGTCTGACTGCTTCTTCTGGTTGTTGACCTGTTTGATACCAAGCTTCTATTTTGTCTAAAATTCTAAGATGGTTACACACATAATTAAGATCAGATAACTTTGCTTTTCTTAAGTAACCCATTAAATTCTTCTAGACCTCATATGAAACATAGCCTCATATTCAGCACCTGTTAACTTACATGGCAAATAAGTATTGTTCTTTATATCAATATCTACCTTGTCTGCTCTGCTCATAATCGGTGTTTTAAAAGTACCAGTGTCTAAATTTAAAACACCAATAGTAGAAGCAGAAGTACCAAGAATATCTCCAGTAAATTTATAAGTACTTGTGTCTCTATCTTCAGGTGTGACTTCTACTGTAAAGAAACCAGTGTCTTGATATTTAAAATAAAAGTTTCTTAGCTGTAATCGACCACCAAGTATATCTCCTTTATTATCGTTACTAGTTAATCTTTGTTTTGATAATCTAAATTGCATCTCATAAGGTTCACCAATAATAACTTTAGAGTTTCTATAGTCTCCATTAGCAGTAATAGTTGCTGTGCTTCCATCTGTTGAATTAGTCGTTTGTATTATCTCACCTGTTTTTAAATTTCTAGTTATACCTGTAGAAGTTACATAAGTACTAGTCTCAGTAGAACTTAAAGACCTACCTACAATTGTCATTTTTGCTCTCAATCTATAAGGTAAAGTCCATGTTGTTTTTCCAGTTGAAGTACTATAAGCAATTGATAAACCTGATTTAGATTCAATCATTTTATGATCTAAGCAATATTCAAAGTCTGCATAGTGATCAACAAAATCAGGCTCAAATGGCAATATTTCTAAAGTTGCTCCATTTGTTTCATCAAAAACTATATATAAATCAGTACCAACAAAATCTATATTTCGTATAGTTCTTCCTGAGTTAAATGTAAATTTAGACCATGAATTTAATACCTTTTTAAAGTTATCTCCATATAGCCATTTATTAATATAAAGTGTATTTGGATCTGCTGATCCTACTAAAACTAATACATCTTCATTGCTAGATACTGCCATTTTATAAACACTGCTAGTTATATATTCAGGTATATGAATAGTAATATCAGAAGCATCTTTTATAGCTACTCCTGGCTGTGAGATATATTCTCTTACTCCAGTAAAATTACCTTTTTTAGTTGCATAATAAATACTACTTCCAGCTGAAACAGGAGTAATGTCTACATTGCTTTCAAACTCTGTAGCAACAATAATGTTAGCAGTCTTAGGTGTTAAGGCATCATCAGACGCTGTTAAAACAAATTGAGTTTGTTCTGAAAAAAGTATTAATTGCTCCCCCATTGAGACTGCATAATTTAATATTGATATTTTTGTATGAGAAGCTGCTACATCTATTGGATCACTATCAATTATTGTTGTAGCTGTTTCAGGAAAGAAGTTGAAAAACTCTGAAACCCTAGACATAATCACATCATCATCAGCTAAAAAGCCAAGTCTATTTCTAAAGAAAAATATATTGTTTATTTTTTTATCTACAAAAGAAGGATTAGGAGCACTGTCTAAATCACCAACAGTACGTTCACTCCATTTTGGTAATGTGTAAGTTACTGAGTTTGATGTATAACTGCTTCCATCTGCTGCTTGTAATCTCCATGAATTATCTGTTTGTTTTAATAACAGATGTGGCATTGTAGAAGGATCAATTTGATAAGTTATGCCTGTCTTGACAGTTTCTTCCCACTGTCCTTCTTCAAATGATTGATTATTATTAGTGACAAATTTAACGTAGTAATTATCAAAACTACTTGTTCTATCTCCTTTGATTTCTACTACAAAATTATTAGGAGCAACTGTAGGTAATTCACTAAATCTTTGAACAGAATTTTTAACTAAAGTAATTTGACTATTACCCTGAGTATCATTTGAATCAATAGTAAAATCAGAATTATCGTTTTTTCTTATCCAAAGAACTGGTCCATTTTGACTAATAGTAAAACCAGATAAAGCAGATCCTGAAGTTGGAGATTGTGAATTTTGACCAAGTAATTTATCCATCAAAGTATCAGCAACTACTGATGTACTTAAAGGATTATCACTTGATGTATCGTGTGTAGCTGTTGTACTGTTGACAGTGATTGTATAACTTGTTTTATCTGATACTTGATTAATAAATACAATTGCTGCTGTTCCTGTTCCTGATGTTACGGCAGTATTCATTGCAACTGTTTTAGTTTTATTAACAACAAACGTATAATCAGCAATACTAATTGTTCTTAAATCTGTTAAAGGTGTTGCGGTATTTATATAAGATAAAGCTCCAGTAGTAGCATGTAATGTTTGGGCTGTGCCTGTTAAATCATAAACAGAAGCAGTTCCGTTATTAGCATTACTTCTTCCAAAAGTAGCGACATATCTTTCAGTCTCACTTCTATTTATCGTAGTCATATGATGACCACCAATAGCAGCAGTTGTTAAACTTGCTTGATAAATAAGTCCTGATCGTTTCTTTAATCCTTGCGTAACACTGCTTGTTGCATTGGTTTGTATTTCAGCATGGTCAGATTGTTTTGTTGAATCTGATGCTTGTGATACTCCTCTTAATAAAGTAGGAATAGATTGAGAAATAAGAGCCATTGCTACCTAATTAAAACATTAGCTGGTGAATAAGTACTGATAACAGCTGTAGAAGACGGATCACCTCTTAAAATATTATGATCAGCATTATTGCAATCAGTCTCCATTAAGACTGCTCTTGCTCTTACTTCATCTTGTTGTGTATAAGTTCTTAAACTTTCATCACCAACAGTACGATCAATAAATATTCTTGCTGCTTTAATTAATATATAACGTCTAGCAGGTTCAGGTATCTCATCAAAATCTAAGTAATAAACAACAGTACATTTTAAATCATCATCAAAAGTATATTTATGATTTTTTCTGTCATATAATTTTAATCCTCTTTGAATTGCATCAACAGATGGATGGTCATGAATGTTGGGATCAACTCTAATAATGTTGTTAGCTAGTGCAATGTTGTCTGAACTATCTTTTACTAGAACAACATTTATTTCTGTATTAAAGGACCAGCCTTCAGACTGAACTGCTTTATTATTTTCACTTAAAATTGATTGAGCAATACGAGCATCAACAGGTAGTGTTCCTGTCAAAGTATTAATAGGAGATTCACCAATAGAAGCCAGCATAATGTTAACTGCTTCTAGCTCTGTTGTTGCTGCTGCTGTCATTTTTTCTTAGTGCCTTTTGATTTTACTTTTTTCTTACCGTAAGCCATAACAAGAAAAAAAGAAGAGTACCCACATTATATGAGTACCCTTCTATTTATGGTTTATGAAGCAGAAAGCTTGATAGTAGCAGCAGCTTCAGGACGGAGGATTCCGTGACCTAGAGCGTACTTAGCAACCATCAATGTTCCTTGATACATCACACCGTAGTCATTACCAGACATTTCGGTTTGTAGGTCAAGGAGCTTAACTGTACCAACAGCTGATTTATGGAAGACAAGACCGATAGTCTTGCTGTCATCACCAGCATAGGTGTTATTAGAACCACCTAATTCATTGGTGTTGGCTGTGTTACCAGGAGCCTTGTTGTCTTGAGGAACGTTGTTAGACATAATCACAGGCATACCTGCAATCTGCTGAACATTTCCAGAAGCAAAGGAACCGTTACCACCTGGGTTGAAGTCAACATTGATAGTTCTAGTAGCACCTTCAGCTAATTTGTAATATTCAGCTGGAGGAAGAACTACGAATCTATCTGTCTTGGGAATGTCACGCTCATCAAATGCTTGAGCTATGTCATAGATAGCTGCTGCTAACTCATCACCAGTAACGTTTGCAGATGCAGTATTACCGTTAGCAAGAGTTAGAACAGTACCACCAGAACCACCAGTAAGAGTAGTAGAACCTCTAGAAGCATTAGCGATTGTTTTCGCTACGTTCAGGTCATATCTTTTGGCTAAAGCCTTACCTAATTCAGAGGCATAGATACTTCTGACATCGTAGTGATTCATCAATTCGTCAATGTTTGCGACGAATGATTGAGCAATAAGTAAATCATCTATGTTGATGACTTTCTCATTGTGAAGGATTGCTCCTCCAGTTAGTAAGTTGCCAGGTGTGTGATAAGCGGCTGAAGCTGTGCCTGTAACAGGGAATTGTGCTGACTTACCAGAAGAAATAGTTCTTACGGTATGTAATGCTTCACCAAAAACATTGTTCTCAGCAAATGCAGTAAGCACCTCGCCACTAAAGACTTTTAAGAAAAGAGCTTCGTAGCCAGATCCACTATTGTTAACCAGACCCAGCCTTGACGCTGTTGCGTTAGTCATGGGTTACTCCTTGAGAGTGAAGATTAAAAAAGAGATTGATACTTCCTGGGTGAATCCTTTCTCAAGGTGTTATCCCTCGCAAGGGGCAACTTAATATTTAGAGAACCTAGAAGTAATTAAATAATAACAGCTATTTAGATTTACCAACACCACTAACTTTCATTAGTTTGATGATATTTAAAACAAACTGAACCAGACCATTACTCTTTAAAGGTGACAAAGCCACTATTTCAGAGCATAAAAAAAGCAGCCCCCACAAGAGAGACTGCAAAGAAGGATCACTAAAATCCATAGGCTATTTATCCTTTTACGTTAAATACTTCTGAATCTGCTAAACGTCTTTGAACATTCTCTGTATAAGAAACATCCTTTCCATACCTAGCATCTCTCATAGCTGTTACCACTTCAGCTGTTGATCTAAATGGTGATGGTCCAGAGGAACCAGCTTTACCACTTACAAGAGAAGGTTCTTTACCCATAGCATTGTTGTATTGAGATTGAATACCGTTAACGGCAAGTTGAATAGAAGCTGCATTACCTGTTTCAGTTAAAGCATTAAAGGCTTCTACTTGATCAGAAGGCAAATTATCTACAGCCCAAGCTGTTAGTTTCCCATACTGTTCTGCTCCACCTACTGAATCTTGAATGGCTTTAATCTGACTGTCAGCCACTTCAACAGCACCAGTAGATTGAGCTTTTAAACCAGCAAGATAAGAATCAATAACACCTTTAGAGAAACCAGCTTCTCCTAATTTGGTGTAGTCATCTTCAGAAATTTCACCAGAGTCTTGGAACCTGGTTGAAATATCTTGTGCATCTATACCAGCCTCAGAAAGTACATCAGCTAAACCTTCACCATAAACTTCAGCAGCATTAAATTCAGATTCTTCTGTCTTTGTTTCTTCTGCTTTAGTTTCTTCTTCAGTAGAAGTTTCTGTTGTTTCTTCTGTTGTTGTTTGACCTAATTTTCCTTGCAGTTCTTTATAAGAATTAGCAAGATCTTCAACAGATTTAAACTTGCCAAGGATTAAACCGTTGTCATCTTTTTCAAGATTAGCTAAATCCTCCGTGGTCATTGGAGGAGTTTCTGATGTTGCTACTTGTGCTTGAGCCATAAATAATTCCTAGTGAGTTGTAATGATGTTCCCTTGACGGGTTAGTTTTTCGTTTGCCTTTAGTTTAATAACAGGCTTTTTCTTTTCTGTAATTTTAGGTTCTTCTAATTGTTCAGCTGGTTCAGCTGGCTTCTTGGTTGGCATTGGTTTGCTCCGTTAGTTGTTCAGCTTGTGCGTTTTTTTGAGGATCCATTAAAGGAGACCCTAAAGCAGCTGGTCCAAGATGTTGAATCAGCTGTTGTTGTTGTTGAGCTTGAAGCTCTTGTTGAATTTCTTCCTGGGTCTTAATCAGGTTAGCTGTATCTATACCAATTGAGTTAGCTAAACGTTTAATAGCCTCATCAACATTCATATAGGTACGCATAATGTCTGGACCTAAAGCCTGTGAAACAGTACCAATAAATTCAATTAACTTAGCCCTATCATTACCTCTGCCTAATCCTTGTAGACCAGTAACAATCTTAGGCTTGACTATTTTCTCTGGAAGCTTAGGAGCTTTACCTGATCTGACTAACATATGCATCCTTCTCTTTAAGTAAGGAAGCTGAAACTCTTGAGTCAGTATTGAATAAATACCACCAAGACTATTCTCAATTTCATTAGCCATTATTTGTACTTCAGTACTGGTCACTCTTTCAGCATCTCTTTGTATTGACCTAGCCATTAAGAAGGCATATTCAAGTCTGGATTCAATACGCTGAATAGCAGAGAAAGAAACACTAAAGTCAGCAGCTTTATTTACTTGAAGAGTAGAAACATCAGCAGCAGAACCTTCTCGGATAGCACCATTAGGAGCCTTGGCTAAAGTTTGTGCTCTAGTAACTCCATTAGGATTAACAAGGAATAAAACTTTTGCACTTGCAGCAGCACCTTCAATAATGGCTTGCATCAAAGCTTCAAGACTTACCAAATCTCCTTTGTATTCAGTGACATAACCATTGCCATAATCTTCTCCATCTCTTCTAGTCCACCTCAATACGATCCAAGGAGATACATCTATCTTAGACTTACCGTCAGTACCAGGAACCTTTTCACCTTTACATTCCTGATGCCATACAAACTCATCACCATATCTTTGTACGTGTGTATAAATATCTAAATCTTCATCAAATTCTTCAGCATCATAGTTATCTTTTTTCTTTATCTGTTCTAAAAAATCTGGTGGTAAAGCTTGTGGATGAATTGTTTCTTTAGTAATAATCTCTAATACATTTCCTACCTCATCACGTTTACAAACAAACCTATCCAAATGAAATACCTTTAATCCTTTGTCAGTTAAATAAAGAAGAACATTACCACCAACAATTAAATGCTTGAGTGCTTCAAACATTGCAACTCGATCATTAGATATTTCTATCTCATTCATCAAGGCTTGTTCAATAGTCTTTAACCCTTTATCAATTTCAGTTTCTAATCCTTCTTGTCCTTCCTGCAATAAAGCAAGACTATCAATACTAAGTTTAAAGAATGGAGTGGATGGAGGTAGAAGAGTAACAAGGAGCTTTGCTGAAAGACTATTTACCGCCCTAGCACCAACTGCTTGAAAAGGTGTTTTAATCTTTGCATTTTTACCTACTGTTGCTTCAGGAATTAACGAAGGAATAGTTAATTTAGAAGCATCTTGTGCATCTCTTAAATAAGAAGAGCGATCAGATTGGCATTGCTCATACCTAGCAACAGCAGTTGCTCCTTGTTTATAGTCCATAGTTAATAATTAAGATCACCACGACCTGAACCAAGACCAATTCTTAAAGAATCAATACCTGTGTTACCACCTTTTCTTCCTCCTCTTGCACTTAAGACATTGCCTTGGCTGCGTTTCCTGCGTCTACCAGTAACAACTCCTTTAGCTGTTTGTTCTGGTGCAGGTGCAGTAGGTCTGGGTTCTGGAAGTTTTGGAAGCTTGGGGGGTTTGAAAGGTCCAACACACATTTGATTTAATTCTCCAAAATGTTTTGTGTAAGCATTGTCTCCTTTTGTCTTGCTTGTTGTTCAATAAGATAATCAACTACTGCTCTTTGACCTGCCTTAAACCAAACTTCTCTATCAGTAAAAGATAAATCTGGGTGACGTTGTGGAAAATGACTATCCAGAGCATTAATTAACTCATCGGTTAAAACAGGAAAAGGGAGAGGTTCAGAATTATTGTAGGTCACTTTAAGCAAGAGAGTATAACAGACATGTTAATTGGTTTCATTATCTAAAAGAATTTCTATGTATCTAATAGCTTTTCTTAAATCTTCTGTGCCACCTTTTTTATTCCAGCGGGAAATATATTTAACAACATTTCCTTCACAGAAACCTAGATTGTTTTTTGTAATGTATTCAATAGGTTGTATTGCGTAACCTTTGTAGTAGTCAGGGTTTATGGAGTCCATAGTGTTACCTCTTGAGTTTTAAAATCATAGTCTCCTTGTCGGAGAATACGGGCAAGCTGAGCAGTAAGAACAGCATCAGCAAAAGTTTGTTTTTTCTTTTCGTAAGCAGCTACTACTTTGTCCCACATATCAGGCAAAGTTTTAGCATCACCAAGAATTTTTTCTGCTGTAACAGGACCACAGCCAATGATGCCTTTGTAATTATCTGTTGAGTCTCCTGTTAAAGCCTGAATCATCCAGTGTCTGTCTGCTTTCTTTTTGGTTATTAACTCCATGTCATCATTAGCTAAGAGCGTACAAGGAACTGTTCTCATATCTTTATCAGGAGAGACAATAACTGGATTAGGATATTGTTTAGATGTAGCAAGTAAAGCCATAACATCATC